AATTACCAGGAGAAATATGGACGAGGAGAAGACCGACGATATAGACGGCCTGGATACGACAATAGACTGGAAGAACACTTCTGACAACAGTTATGACGGTGAAAAGCTATTACTTCTTGTTCATGATGAGAGTGGTAAGTGGGAGAAGCCTGAGAATATATTAAACAACTGGCGTGTTACAAAGACATGTCTAAGGCTGGGTAGTAAAATCATAGGCAAGTGTATGATGGGATCCACATCAAACGCTCTATCTAAGGGTGGTGGTAACTTTAAGAAGCTATATATGGACAGCGATCCATCTGTCAGGTCTGCAAATGGTCAGACAAAGAGTGGTCTATATTCCTTATTCATTCCTATGGAGTGGAACTATGAGGGCTACATAGATGAGTTTGGATGGCCAGTGTTTGAAGACCCTAAGTCTGAAGTTTTAGGTGTGGATGGGGAGTATATACATAACGGTGTCATAACCTACTGGAACAATGAGGTGGATGCCATGAAGTCTGATCCAGATGCATTAAACGAGTACTACAGGCAGTTCCCTAGAACTGAGTCTCACGCATTCAGGGATGAGTCAAGGCAGTCAATATTTAACCTTACAAAGATATACCAGCAAATAGACTACAATGACTCACTTATAAGAGACAGGGTTATAACGAGGGGTTACTTTCACTGGAAGGGAGGAGAGAAGGATACTGAGGTTATTTGGACCCCCGACAAGAAGGGTAGGTTTGTTGTGTCTTGGGTTCCTGACCTTAAGCATAGAAATAATGTCATAGAGAGGGGAGGGGTTAAGTACCCTGGTAACGAACACATGGGTTCTTTTGGTTGTGACCCTTACGATATATCTGGAGTTGTTGGAGGTGGAGGTTCTAATGGGGCACTTCATGGTCTGACTAAATTCCATATGGAGGACGCTCCTTCTAATGAATTTTTTTTAGAGTATGTAGCTAGGCCAAAGACGGCAGAGATATTCTTTGAGGATGTTCTTATGGCGTGTATATTTTATGGCATGCCTATACTTGCTGAGAACAACAAGGCTAGACTGTTATACCATTTTAAGAATAGAGGTTACAGAGGATTCTCTATGAATAGGCCTGACAAGCATAAAAAGAGGCTTTCTAAGACAGAGTTAGAGATAGGAGGTATTCCTAACTCAAGCGAGGACGTAAAGCAGGCTCACGCATCAGCTATAGAGTCATATATAGAGCAGTATGTAGGCTTTGATTCGGAGGGAACTTATAGGCAGACTGGAGAGATAGGCAGTATGTACTTCACAAGGACTCTTGAGGATTGGGCTAAGTTTGAGATAAACAATAGGACGAAATATGATGCCTCCATAAGCTCAGGATTGGCTATTATGGCAAACAAAAAGTATGTTTTTGACAATAAGAAAAAAGAATCAAAAATAAGTATTAAATTTGTAAGATATGACAATCGTGGAAACAGAAGCGAAATAATAGAATGATGCAGAAATCTTCAATAGCAATTTATCAATCACCCTTCCCTAACCAGATGGCTTCTGACGAGGAAAAGTCTTCAGAGAAATATGGATTAAAGGTAGCCAAGTCTATCGAGGGAGAGTGGTTTAAACGAAAAGGCAACTCTTGTCGGTTTTACGACCAGTGGGGAGAATATCACAGACTAAGGCTCTACGCAAGAGGAGAGCAGCCAACTCAGAAATACAAGGATGAGCTTTCTATAAATGGAGACATGTCTATGATAAACCTGGATTGGAGTCCTATACCCATCATACCAAAGTTTGTTGACATTGTGGTTAATGGAATGAATGACAGGCTTTACAAGGTAAAGGCTGAAGCTCAAGATATAATGTCTGCAGAGAAAAGAAGTGCATTCCAGGACATGATCGAGAAGGAGATGGTGTCTAGAGAGTTTATAAGTCTTACAAAGGAGCAGTTTGGTATAGATGTTAGTAACATGGATCCTGACAAGCTTCCTACGGATGACGAAGAGCTTTCATTATACATGCAGCTTAAATACAAGCCAGGTGTAGAGATAGCTGAAGAGGTGGCCATAGACACTATATTTAAGATGTCAGACTACCCAGAACTTAAAAAATTATATGATTACGACGTAACCACTATAGGTGTAGGCGTGATGAAGCATGAGTTTCTTGTCAATGACGGTGTTAATATCGAGTATGTAGATCCAGCTAACTGGATACACAGCTACACCGAGAAGGAAGACTTCTCAGACTGCTACTACTTCGGGGAAGTGAAGCAGGTTCATTACACTGAACTTTTAAAGATAAACCCAGATCTTACTGATGAGCAGTTGACAGAGATAAAGAACTCTAGTGCTGCATGGAATAACTACTTTCCAATAATTAGAAATTATCAGGATGACACATTCCTTAATGAGGTTGTGACACTCCTTTATTTTAACTACAAGACGACAAAGAGATTTGTTTGGAAGAAAAAGATATTAGAAAACGGTGGCGAAAGAGTCATACGTAAGGGAGATACATTCTATCCACCAACTGGAGAGGGTGTGCCTTTTGAGGTTATAGAGGCACCAAGAGAGGTGTGGTATGACGGTATACTTGTAGGAGGATCTAACATACTACTAAAGTGGGAGATGATGCGTAATATGGTTAGGCCAAAGTCTGCTTCACAGAAGGCTATGCCAAACTATGTGGCACACGCACCACGTATGTATAAGGGTAATATTGAATCATTGGTTAGACGTATGGTTCCTTTTGCGGATCAGATACAGCTGACACATTTAAAGCTTCAGCAGGTTATGTCAAGGGTGGTTCCTGACGGTGTATTTATAGATGCCGATGGTTTGAATGAAGTTGATCTTGGTAATGGTGCTGCATACAATCCTGAGGATGCACTTAAACTGTACTTCCAGACAGGTAGTGTTGTCGGTAGAAGTTACACACAGGATGGAGACTTTAACAATGCTAGGGTGCCTATACAGGAACTTAATTCTAACAGTGGACAGTCCAAGATGGCTGCACTTATTGGAAACTATAATCACTACATGAATATGATCAGGGATGTGACGGGTATAAATGAGGTAAGAGACGGATCTAGCCCTAACCCAGATGCATTGGTTGGCGTTCAAAAGATGGCAGCATTAAGCTCTAACACAGCTACAAGACATATACTTAACTCAGGACTTAACGTAACAAAACGTATGGCTGAGTGTGTCTCTTTGAGACTTGCAGATATATTGGAGTATGCAGACTTTAGAGAGGAGTTCGCTATGCAGATAGGTAAGTACAACGTCGCAATACTTGACGACGTAAAAGACTTGTACCTGCATGACTTTGGTATATTTATAGATCTTTCTCCTGACGAGGAAGAGAAGCAGGCTCTTGAGGCAAACATATCTATAGCCCTGCAGCAGCAGACTATAGACCTTGAGGATGCTATAGATATAAGAAACATAAACAACATCAAGCTCGCTAATGAGATGCTTAAGGTTAAGCGTAGAAGAAGGATGGAGGAGCAACAGCAGCAGAAGCAGCAGGAGATGCAGATGCAGCTTCAGTCTAATCTACAGACGCAGCAGTCTGCGGCAGAGCAGAAGTCTCAACTCATACAGCTTGAGGCTCAGGCAAAGGCACAGGTCAAGCAGGCCGAGTCTATGTATGAGATAGAGAAGATGAGGGCTGAAGTTGAGGCCAAGAGAGAGTTGATGGATCTAGAGTTCCAGTACAACATGAAACTTAAAGGTGTAGAGGTTGCGGGACTTATGGAGAGAGAGGGAGAGAAGGAGAAGGCTAAGGATGACCGAATCGACAAGCAGGCGAGTCGTCAGTCGGCACTTATTACGCAGAGAAAGAATAACCTGCCTACGCAAAACTTTGAAAGCACTGAGGATTCCCTTGATGGATTTGACCTTGAGTCATTTGGTCCTAAATAGGGTATGAATATAATTAGTAACTTTGTAAAAAATATAATTAAATGGAAATTAAAGTAAAAGCAGTTGACTTTGAAGAGAAGTCGACACAGGAAATTGAGAAAGAGTTGTTAGACAAAGCAGAAAATGAAAACTCTGGAGAAAACGAAGCTAACGTGGTCAGAGTGGAAGAAAGCACTGAGGGTGCCTCCACCACACAAGAGCAAAAAGATATACAGCCGCAAGGCGAAGCACAATTACCGTCAATAAAAGACGAAGACGTTCTTTCATATATTGGTAAAAGGTACGACAGGGAGATAAACTCCTTGGACGAGTTGTTCGACCAGCGTAACGCTAACGAAGAGCTTCCTGAGGATGTTTCGGCATTCCTGAAGTACAAAAAGGAGACAGGCCGTGGCATTAACGACTTCATCAAGATAAATAAGAACTATGATGATGTTGGCGACGACCAGCTACTACGTGACTACTACCTCGACCAAAACAAGGATCTAGATTTAGATGATGTTAAGTTTGAGATAGAGGACAAGTTCCACTATGACGAAGATCTCGATGAAGAGAGAGAGATCAGACTAAAAAAGGTAGCAAAAAAGAAAGAGCTTGCTAAGGCAAAGAATTACTTCAATGAAATGAAGGAGCAGTATAGGGTACCACTTGAGTCAAGGGATACCTTTGCTTCCGATAAAGATCTGGAGGAATTTAATGCCTACAAGAAACATAAAGATGCAGCGACTGCAAACGAACAGGAGCTTGCTAAGAGGGCTAAAAACTTTTCAAGTAAGACAGGAGAGTTATTTTCTGAGAATTTCGAAGGTTTCGGATTCAATGTATCGGATAATAACAAGATTGTCTACAAGCCAGCTGACAGCAAGACCTTACTTAACGAACAGTCTGACCTTAATAACTTTGTTAATAAGTTTACAGGTGAAGACGGTGCGATTAAGGATTATGAGGGATTCCATCGTTCTATAGCTGTGGCTTCAAACCCTGAAAAGTTTGCCAAGTACTTCTACGAGAAGGGTATGGCAGATGCGGTAGGTGATGTGGCTAAGGAGTCTAAAAATATTGACATGACTCGTCAGTCCACAAAGGTTGTCAAGAAGGATGGGTTTCAGGTCAGAAGCATAGACGCAGATCGAAGCAATAGATTAATTATTAAAAAAAGTAAAAACTAAAAACTAAAAAAAATGGCTGGATCATTAGCATCGAGTCCAGGTGTAGCAATTACACCTAGCTCGGTAAAGGCAACATTGCCTACGAATTATATCACCAATTTCGACTTCTTAACACAGTATCTTCCAGATACTTACGAAGCTGAATTTGAGCGATATGGAAACAGATCAATCTCATCATTCTTGAGAATGGTCGGTGCGGAACTTCCTACAAACTCTGACTTAATTAAATGGGCAGAGCAGGGACGTTTACACACAAAATATACTGGATTAGCAAACAGTGCTTTCGCTCATACTGCAGGTTCTGCGACACAGAGATTTACTCTTGCGTCTGGTGCATGTGTATTTAGAGTTAATCAGACGGTTTTATTGTCTGACGAAAGTTCTTCTGTATCTAAGAAGGCTTTAATTACTGCAGTTGATTCTGCTGGAGCTCACTTTGATGTAGCTTACTACTCTTTAGAGACTTCTAATCCTTTTGGATCTAACACTGTTACTTCATTCGTTTACGGATCAGAGTTTCAAAAAGGATCTTCAGGGATGTCTGGATCTTTAGAGGCTGAGGATGATATCTTCGAGTGTAAGCCAATCATCATCAAGGATAACTACGAGGTATCAGGATCTGATATGGCTCAAGTTGGATGGGTTGAGGTTACAACTGAGAACGGTGCGACTGGATACCTTTGGTACCTGAAGTCAGAGCACGAGACTCGTCTACGATTTGAGGACTACTTAGAGATGTCTATGGTTGAAGGTGTTCCTGCTGCGACAGGTTCAGCTGCTGAGAGTAATTTATCTGACAACAGTTCTGCTGGTACAGTTAACGCTGGTACTCAGGGTATGTTTGACACTATCGAGGATAGAGGTAACGTATGGTCAGGTGGTAATCCATCTGCATTGGCAGACTTTGATACAATCATTCAACGTCTTGACAAGCAGGGAGCTATCGCTGAGAACGTATTGTTCTTAAACCGTCAGTTCTCTTTCGATATCGATGACATGTTGGCTGCTCAAAACTCTTACGGAGCTGGTGGTACATCTTACGGATTGTTTGACAACTCTGAAGAGATGGCACTTAACCTTGGATTCTCTGGATTCAAGAGAGGTTATGAGTTCTATAAGACTGACTGGAAATACTTAAACGATGCTACGCTTCGTGGAGGTCTAGTTGGTGGAGCTATCAACGGTGTACTTGTACCTGCTGGTACAACTACAGTTTACGATCAAGTTCTTGGTAAGAACGCTAAACGTCCATTCTTACATGTACGTTACAGAGCTTCTGAGGCTGAGGATCGTCGATACAAAACTTGGATGACAGGTTCTGCAGGTGGTGCGATGACTAACGACATCGACAAAATGCAGGTTAACTTCTTGTCAGAAAGAGCACTTTGTGTTATGGGAGCTAATAACTTCGTATTATTCAAAGGATAATATAGACTATTTATATACCAGGGGCTTCGGCCCCTGGTTTTTATTGTAAAATTTTAATTAAATAAAAATGAAAAAAAGAAAATCAATACTAGAACCTAAGGATAGAATCTATCTATTAAAGGGAGAGAAGCAGCCACTGGCGTATTTTATAGCTTCCAAAGACACACCAAGAAAAAGATTACTGTACTACGACGAGGAAAATAATATGAGTAGACCTCTTCGTTATGCAAGAAACTCAAACTCACCATTTGTCGATGAGCAGGATAAGAATGTTATTCTTGAGCCTGTTGTATTTGAGGATGGAATGCTAAGGGTTTCAAAAAAAAATCCCGTACTTCAGGAGTTTTTACACTACCATCCAGAGAACGGAGTAGAGTTCTACGAGTTTGACAACGAGAAGGATGCTCAGGAGGATGTAGAGTTTTTATATAATGAGCTTGATGCCCAGCTTATGGCTAGAGATATGGAGTTCGTTATGATGGAGGCTGTAGCTAACGTACTGCTTGGAGGTAAGGTTTCTAAGATGACAAGTGCCGAGATTAAGAGAGATATCATGCTCTATGCAAAAAGATATCCACAGGACTTTATGGAGACGGTTAATGATCCTTCTTTGAGGGTGAATAATATAGCTTCAAAGGCTCTATCTGACGGATATCTGTCATTTAGAAATAATAAGAAGGATATATACTTTAACTTGAAGGAGAACAAGAAGAAGCTTATGACTGTGCCTTTCGGAGAGGATCCAGTATATGTGCTGGCTTCGTATCTACAGTCAAATGACGGTCTTGAGTTGTTCAAGTTCTTGGACGACAAGATATCTGAGAATTAGTATATTTGTGGTATTATTAACCCATTAAATTTTTTAACAATGGAAAAATTTTTAAATATTACAGGAACGGCAACAACAGCTTTTGCAGGAGAGCAATTAGTGTCTTGCAATGGAATTAAAACAATCATGTCTGCTAGTGCCACAGCAACAGCTACTCTTATTGAGTACGCTGATGGTACTACAACTACTGTTAATACAGCGGCTCAAGTTGGTTTTGATGTAGTAAAAGAGTTGAATAAGCATGTTAAAGCTGCTTTACAGACTTCTTGGACTAATCCCGTTTACGATTGTACGTTACCTAAAGCAGTTTCTGCTACAGGTATAGTTAATGCTTAACATTAAAAGTTAACGCACGAGACTGAGGGCACTTTTTAACTAAAGTGCCTTTTTTTATTTATCTTTGTTAAAACGACATAGATGATTAACGAAGTAAGGAATACCGTACTATCTATAATAAGCAAAGACAACAGGGGATACATAACTCCATTTGAGTTCAACCTATTTGCAAAGCAGGCACAGCTTGAGATATTTGAGCAGTACATATACTCCTATAGCAATGCTATAGTTAAGGAGAATGCAAGGCTTCATGGAGAGGGATATGCAGACATACCTAAAAAGATTTCAGATGTATTGGATACATTCTTTATAAATGCAAACCTTACATATACAGGATCTGAGTTTACACCTCCAACAGACTACTACTTTGTAGATAAGTTGGTATATAACAACTCTGTTGAGATAGAGGAGGTAAGCCACAGGAAGATACTAAATCTTATAAGCTCAAACTTGACTGCACCTACGGTTGCATATCCAGTTTACACTCTTGATAATGTTGGGTTCAGTGTATATCCCACCAGTATAATATCAAACGTACAGATAAACTATGTCAGGTATCCATTAGATCCAAAATGGACATATATAGCTACAAGTGCTTCAGATTCAGATCCTTTGTTTTACCCATCGGCATCTGACTATCAGGACTTTGAGTTGCCCAAGAGTGACTTTTCAAACTTAGTTATAAAGATATTACAATACTCTGGGGTTTCTATAAGAGAGGCTGACATTATACAGGCAGCCAAGTCTGAGGAACTTCAAGACGCACAACAAAAACAATAGACAATGGGATACATTACTAACTATCAGTACTATACAAATGGTGGAGTTATACCTGAAGACAGCAACTGGGGGTCATATCAGTATGTACCAATGTCTGACATAGTTAACAACTTCATGCTTATGTATGTAGGTAACGACAAGCTTGTAAACAATGTAGACAGGTATACCGTTATATTTCACGCAAAGAGAGCTATACAGGAGCTTAACTATGACGCACTAAGGAATATAAAGGTTATAGAGCAGGAGATGGGTGACGAGCTGAAGATGGTCATGCCTCCAGACTATATAAACTACGTAAGGATATCAGTACTTAGCGGAAACGTATTACTGCCTCTAACAGAGAATAGGAGACCAATGTCTGCAACTGGATACCTTCAGGACAACAACCTAGACATCATATTCGATGCGGATGGAGAGATAGTGACTGGAGATTCCAAGGTTGACATACTTAGGCAGCAGAAGACTCTATATACTGGAGGTGGTGCATACAACGGGTGCTACGGATGGAACTTTAACGGTGACTGGTACTTTGGTTATGCGATGGGCGGACGCTACGGCTTAGATCCTGAGGATGCAAATACAAACCCTAAGTTTAGCATAAATAAGGCGGCAGGTGTTATAGACTTCTCTTCTGGCATAGAAAACAAATCCATAGTACTTGAATACATATCTGACGGAATGGAGAACGGTGACGACTCCAAGATAAGCGTCAACAAGCTTGCCGAGGAATATATATATAGCTACCTAAAGTGGGCA